CCCGCCACCTACACGCTGCGAGCGGCCGCCGTCGATCGCGGCGAACCGATCGCAGTCACGTCTCCGGCTGGAGGCGCTGAAGTACAGGTAAGCGGCGCTGGGTTTCACATTGTCAAGTTCGGCGCAACGGACTCTGCAGGTCTCTCGGTGGAGCGTACGGAACTTCTCGAGATCAGAGATCGCCCGCTGCTCGATGCCGAGATTGTCGTTGAGGCGCTCGCCGTTGAGTCAAATGGTGAAGCAGGCTCGCTACTTACAACCACGCTGCTCCTTGGCGCGCGCGATTTTGACATGCGTCAGATCCACTTAGGAACCACCCAGCTTCGGGTGTTGGGAGAGACGGGGGAGCTGCTCGCACCTCCGGCCTCCGTGATTGGGATATCGCTTTGCGATGCCTCTTGCCTCGGAACAGGCGGCGCACCGGGGAGCGTGGGTTTCATGTTCGATCGGGGCCGGGGTGGCGCCGAGTTTGAGCTTGGATACTGGCGGCTCCGCTATGAGGTCGTGCTCGCGGCGGACTCTCCACCGCCAGCCATACTCGAGTTGGCAGGGGCGTCCAAGGACTCCTTGAGTCCCAGCTTTGATTTTGTGGCCACTACCGGAGCGCGGGAGTCCGAAGTCGCGGTGGCGGAACTCGCCGTTCTCGGCGCGATACATCCCGATGTCTTCTCGGGCGAACCTGATCCAACCACTGGGGACCCGTGCGACGTGACTCCGCCAGTTGATTGCCGCTGGGTGGATTCGTTTACGCCCCTGTCGGGTGATCCCATCGCGAGGTGTCTAAACGAGGACGAATGCGGCTTAACCTACACGTGGACCGAGATCGCGTCGGTTCGCATCATTAACCCGGTTGGGCGGCCCCGAGGCTCGGGTTCAGCATATGCGGAAGATTGCCTGGGCGACATTAGTTGCAGCGCGAGTTCTGGGGTGGGCGGTTTGTTTAAGATGTGGCTCGTGCCGACCCCTCCCTGTTCCGCTTGTTTGATCACTACGACGGCGTTCCCAATCTTCACGGTTGCGGCCGGTGTGGATGCTCCAGCGCTTGCGGTTGCAGGGGCACAGATCGAGGTCCGCGGAGGCGGCGTCGACGCGGTCGCGGTTGGCGCCGTGGGCGCAGGTAGCAACCCGCCTGCGACAATTGAGGTAGGCAGCGATCCAGAAGTGACAGTTACAATTGGTCAAGGCGAGATGTTTAGTCGCACCTTCTCATCAGGCGCTCCCGCGGTCGGATTCGTGAGCGCGTGCTCGGTCACGGTCTCAATCGGCAGCGCAGCGCACATCGATGTCTGGGCGGACAACTGGCCCTTCTTCAACTACGGAAGCTCGTGGGCAAACATCGGAAACCCGAGCCCGAATCTTCATATCCACGGCGAGGTTATCGATGGACCCTGCGCGGGTTTGAGCAACGACGTGTTCTACCGGTAGGGGGCCATGAGCGTGGTTGATGCAGCCGGCAGCATTGTCAGCATCCTCGCGTTCACTCTTGTGACCATCGCTGCGCTTTGGTGGCGACCAAGAACGCTCGAGCATCGAAGTGATCGCTGTAGTTTCTGTGGATATGCGATCGCAAATGGCGCGCGGGGTCGCTGCGCCGAGTGTGGGTCAGACCTGTTGAAGCAGCAGGGAAGAGTCCAACGGAGGGTCCGCACGAGGATCGCCTGCGGCCTTGTTGCCATCATCTCGATCATCCTTGCGGGAACCGCGATTCCGTTGCTCGATCGGCTGCTAACGATGCCGCAGTACGTCCGTTGGGAAGTTCGCGGGGATATTCGGCAATTCCCGGTCCGATTCGTCGGAGCGAACGAAGGTTGGGTTGCGCGCGGAACGCGCGAGAGTTCGTTTGACCGCCGACCCAAGAGAATCGAGTTCACCATGCCGGGGGTTACAGTGATCGTACAGCGGAGCAGCGACGGCTGGATTCGCGTTCCCGACGGGAGGGCGATGAGCGAGAAAGACATCGCTGAGGCACTCACTATCACTGACACCACTTTTGTAGAACTAGTCCAATCCTTGCTCATAAGTGAGTGGAAATTGCAGATCCGGCAGACGGCGACGGAGGTGGCCACGCTCCGGTCGACACCTTGGCTCTTTTTCGATTCCCGCTCTGAGTCGTACCCTTTTGAGAATGTCATTCGATGCGTCTGGAACCTGCTGATCGCGGGGCTCGCACTCTCGCTGATCGCGAGGATTCGTCGGCGGGAACTAGCCCAGGGCTCTGAAGGCGCGTGAACCTTGGTGCGCAGCGCGGCGTCATGATACCCCGTTTGGGGACCGACGGAACAGTGCAAGGCATCCTGCCGAATGCACGTCGTCGCGCTCGTGTTAGTTGTTGTGCTACTTGGCGCGTTGATCGTCCCGTTCTGCCTTTAGCGCAATTGACTCAAGCACGAGCCGCTTCCCTTCCTCGATGCCCGCGTTGTAGGAGTCCTTCTTCTCGGCGAAGACGCGCTTGTCCTCGCCAGGGCGCTTGAGCATCAGGCCGGTCAGGAGGGACAGTCCGCCGACAAGAAATGCGCCGCCAGGAAGGGCCGGTGCTGCAGTGTTCGCGGCGTCGAGGCCGAGGTTGACGAGAGATTCGAGCGTCGCGTAGCGGCCCTCTGCGTCGTTAACCGCGCGGCGGAAGCGCGTGGATCGCTCGTTCACCCATGCAGTCCAATCGGCCCAGACGGCATCGGCCTCGGCAAGAGTGATGCCTTCGCCGGGGTCGGGCACGTCGACGGCAGCGAGTAGGTCCTTCGGTGCCTCGACCTTGACCATGCGCCGCATGTCACAGCCCTGCGCGAAGGCAAGTGCAAGGCATGCGAGCAGGAGCGCCGCGAGCGAGGCGGCGAGTGCCGGGTTCGACTTGATGGCGTTCTTCAGGCTGTCGAGGTTCATGAGTTCTTCTCCTTCACGAAGACGTCCCGGAGGACGGTGATGTCGACCGTGAGCGGCTCGCTCCGGCGCGGCGCGCGGAACGGATGGAAGTCGGCGATGCCGAACGGCTCGCTCCTCTGGCGGTGGTCGCGATGCGCGTTTGCGAGCATGGCGAGCAGCGCCGCCGTGTGGTCCCACTGGTCACGCGCGCGTCCTTCCGCCATCAGGCAGAGCTCGCGGAGGGTGAGTCCGTGAGGATCGACACCGACTGCTCCGGCGGCCTCCCAGATGAAGCGCCACACTCGGCGAGCCGCCTCTCCATCGCTTGCTCTACCGTCGACTCCAGGCTGCTGTCCAGGCTGTCGCGCCTCTTCTCCAGCATGGCCGACATGTGCTCGACGGCCCGTCGCATCCTCTTCCGGTCGCGCGGGCTCGGGTAAAAAGAAATGAAGGCCTCCGTGAAGGCATCCGACGCCGCGAGAAGAGCGTCGCCGCCGAGGCCACGCCCGAACTCCTCGTCGGTCACTCCGGCGCGGTCCGCCTCGGGCTTGCAGAGGACATAGAGGATGTCGACGAAGAGGACCGGATCGCGGTCGACGATCCCGAGGCCCCGGCCCGGGACCCCCTTGCCTGGAAGCACCTCGAGGAGGTCGATGTCGAGGAGGCTGCGTACACGCTTGATGGCTGCGATGTCAATCGCGACCGTCCATGTGCGTCCTGCGTTGTCACGGAACGTCTGCATGTGAATTCCCAAGTCCTCTTGTGTGGATCAGCTGCCCGAGTGCCAGGTCGGCGAGCGGGTGGAGAGCGTGGGCTTCGCGGTCACCTTCACGACGATCGCCTCGTCGAGCGGCTCCTCGCGGGTGAACTTCGTCACCATGAAGTCGGCGTCGAGTCCCTGTCCGCCGGTGGCGGCGTCGAGGATCAGGAGCGAGATCGCGGTGTTGTTGAAGTAGCTGTTCTTGATCGCCGTGAACCCGGCGTCGGCCGTGTCCCAGACCATCTCGAACTCGACGCTTGCGTCCTTGAGCGTGGCGACGGTCGCCTTCCAGCCGCCGTTGCCGCGGGTGGTGACGTCCGCCTCGCCCTTCTCGAGGTTGAGCGTGACGTTGCGGACGCTGGCGAGCGCCGTGTTCGCGGTGGTTCCCGCGGTGCCGTACTTGAGGACGGCGTCCATTCCGAGCTTGTAGGCCATGGTTGGTGTCCCTTCTCCCGTACCGACAGTGTGGCCCGGTCAGGCGTGGCTCCGAAGCCTCGCCTGGACGACGCCGGTGTAGACGCGAAGATTGGCCGCGTGGTCCTCGCTCATGAGCGGGTCGATTCGCGTCTCGACGCAGGACCACGAGGGCGGCCCGGCGAGACGCAGGCCAGCGAGCAGTTCAGCGACTGCCTCGACGGCGGCAACGCCCGCGGTGAATGCGGTCTCGTCTGCTCCCTCGACCTTCTTCTGGACGGCGACCTCGATGAGATGGTCAACTTGGCCGACGCCGCCTCGTGTCGAGAGCGTGCGCTCGATGCTGCGCGGCATGACGGTCAGGGTGAGCAACGAGAGCTGTTCGCGCTCACGGAACGGCAGGAAGGCGCGCACGACGGTCTTCGACTCGCCGAGGTCGGCGGCGTCGAGCGCGGCGACAATGCTGTCGGCGGTCGCAGCGATTCCCACTACGGAGTCCTCTCGCCGCGGCGGTCGACATCGAACCTGTCGAGTCGCGCGACGATCTCGTCGAGGCGCTTCGCGAGCGTCTCCAGGCGCGCGCCCTGCGAGGCGTCAATGATCGCGCCCTGTGCCTGGCTCTTCGCAAGCTCGCCGACGATCTGCCGAAGTTCCGTCACCCGCTCGCCGACGGCGGACATCTCCGCGCTCCATCGGCCTCCCATCCAGAGCAGCCCCGCGAACTGGAGCAGGATCGCTGCGAGCTGCGCGATGCCGAGCAGGTTTCCGAAGGAGCGGGGGCTGTTCGAGTCGGTGGTCATGTGCTGCCCTATGGTGACGATCCCGCGAGCTTGGTGTGGATGCGGATCAGGACGCGCGACGAGTCGCACGGACGCCACTCGGGGCTTCCCGCCACCGACACGACCTCGTAGGCCACGTCGCCAGCCGTGCTCGCCTCGGTGATCCGGTCGCCACGGCGCGGAAGCGTCGCGACGCCACCCAGGACGAGCGCGTCCATGCGCACGATGTAGTCCCGCGTCTCGAAGCGGAGCATGCCGTGCCCGTCATCGACGTCGAACGAGCTTCGCCCGACGCTCGCCGTGATGGCGACCGAGTCGCCGCCACGCGAGTAGGTCACGGAACGCGACAACTCCGCCGCGAGCTTCCCGGCGATGAACTCCGCGGCCTGTGCCATCAGGTCGGGCATGCGGGTCTCACTGGAAGAGCTTCACGAGCACGGTCGCGTCGGCGTCGGCTGCGGTCTTGACGACCTTGCCGATGAGCTTGTTGCTCGTCGCTGTCGCGGTCGCAAGCTGCGTGCCGCTCGCCCAGTAGACGGTCGTGCCGACGGCAATGCCGGTGCTCGCTCCCGTCGCCTTGGGGAAGGTGAACACACCCTCGACCGCGAGCACGCCGAGCGTGTTCGCAGGGATGTCGCGCACGGCGACACCCACGAGGTCCACCTGCACCACCACCGCGCCTGCAGCCACCGCCGAAGCGGGGGTGTAGTCCACGTACCGTCCATCCTGCACGAAAGTCGCCATGAGCTGGTTCTCCTGAATGCTGTGCCGTTGGTGGACCTAGACGGGCGCTCAGGCGCCCGCCATCTTCACGCCGCCGCGCCAGTCCTGGAGCGCCACGCCGAAGTCGAAGTAGCCGCGCATCTGGACGCCGAGCACGGAGAAGTCGGCTTCCGCCGTCTCGACCGTCGGGACGTCGCGCCCGTTGAGGAACGCGACCTCGATGAGCGGCACGTCGGCGGGATTCGCGAGGAGGTACCACGCGGTCGAGCTGTTGCCGGTCAGGGTCGCGTTCGAGAGGTACGCCGAGTAGAGCGTGCGGAACTTGCCCGCATGCGGATTCGCGGTCGGATACTTCGTGCTCGCCGCCGTGTCGCGGATCTCGGTCGAGTTCATCAGCTGCGCCGCGCGCGCGTTGAGCGCGGTCGGAACGAGGAGGACCGCAGGCGAGACGGCGAGCGGCTGACCGTCCGGGTCGACCTGATCGAGGAAGAGCTGCTCGGCCGCCGTGAGCGAGTCGATGCCGAAGGTGGTCGTCGCGCCGGACGCGAAGTTCTTGCGAGCGCTCGTGAAGAACGTGCTGTTCGCGAGGAACGCGCCCCAGAAGACCTGGTTGAGCTTCAGCGCGGCGCCGCGGCCGATGCGGGTCGGGAGCGCGGTCAGCGCGCCGAGATCATCGTTGATGATGTCCTGCCGCGTGACGGAGAACATCTTGCCGTAGGTCTTCACCTGGTTGGTGAAGCTCTCCTCGCTGACGTCGCCTGCCTTGAGCTCGCCCGCCGGACCGATCTCGTCGTAGGCGAACGCGCCGTTGAGGCGGTAGGAAGTGATCTGCTTGAAGTCGCTCACGGAGCGGCTCGAGCTGATCTCGCGCCACGTGCCTTCGACCGCGGTGAAGCCCGCGAGGAGGAACTTGTTGGCCACGTTCGAGAAGATGCCCGGGAGGGTCAGGTTTGAGAACGCCGCCTGGAGCACGCCTCGCGTATCGCCCTTGATCGAGCGCCCCGTGTGGCCATTGGCCCACGCGGCCTCGAGCAGGATCTCCTGGAGGCCGATCCCGCGACCGAAGCGGCGGTCGGCTGCGTCGAGCGTCTTCTCGTCGAAGTGCCGCTCGAGGCCCGAGAGTCGGCCAGCCTTGCAGAGCGCTGCCTCGACGACGTCGGGGCTTGCGTCGTTCGCACGGACATGCGCGGCGGGCGCACCGGCGAGCGGGCGAGAAGCCCGCAGCACCTCGAGCTCGGTCCGCGTCGCGTCCCAGCCCTCGGCGATCGCCGTGGCCTCGATCTCGGCGTGCCGCCCGGCGCAAGCCTTGCGAATCGCGCCGATGCGGGCGCTTTCGGCCGCTGCCTCGGCGCGCATCTGCGCCGCGATCGAGTTGGTTTCGGCGGCGGGAGCCGCGGCCTGTGCGACGTTCTCAACTTCGGACATCGTGTGTTCCTCTGCGTTTCCTGCGGCCGCGGCCGCGATGCGTGCTTCCGTGTCGTCGTCGGCGCCAAGCGCGACGAAGCTGACCTCACCCAGTACCGACCGACGCACGATCGAGACCGGACCTTCGAAGGTCCGGCCGTTCGCGATCGCCGTGCGCCCCTTCGGGACCTGCTCCGTCTCGGTGGCGTAGGCGCCGACAGATGCCTGCCATGGGAATCCATTCATGCCCGCCTCGACGATCTCGCGGGCGACCGGTCCGGCTCCGCTCACGATTCCCGCGACCCGGAGCACGCCGTCGACGACCGACACGCTGTCGGTGTGGCCGACGATGAGCGACGGGTTGTGATCCTTCAGGATCGGCCGTGGCTTGGAGCTCCAGGCGATGCCCGAGAGGTCGAGCACGGTCGGGTGACGCCAGCCCCGGAGCGTCATCGCGCCGCCGGTGTAGGCGCTCATCGCGAACCGGCGGAG